ATTTTCATGCCTAGTCCCACTCACGTGAGTGCTGCCGATCTTAATCCGGTTCGCAATTCCTCCAGTATTTCAACCGCCTTGAAGTTACGGAACTGAGAGATATCACGTTGGTTGTATGGATAGCTTCTATACTTCAGCACGTCTTTCACTCTATCCACTCCTCCTGCATTCTCCAATGCACGAGTTGGACCATTTGATCTCAGGTACTCACTACCTAAGAACAACCAATTAACCATTTCTCTGAAATTGGTGTCATCTGAACACTGTTCTAATTGTTGGATGGCACGAATAGCTAACATTGCTGGGCTCAAGAAACGGCTAGTCTCGTAAGAGATCACCCCTACTGCCGTCCTCGTGAAAGATCTGTATCCTACGCAGATCCCCCCCTTCTGGTAGTTGATACTATGTCTCCTTTGCAAGAAGTCAATCATATCCGCAGAATACGTTGATTTGTCAACACTCACCTCCATGTTCATACGACTGTAGAGTTGACTATACAGCTCAGGGGTTACTTGATCTTCAAAACATTTCGCCCCGTCATCGCCTAAATAGACGCCAGTCACGGTGGTACCAGTAATAACCGCAATGATTTCGTCCATTAACTCCTGGCCTAATGTATCCATAACATTAGTTAAGCCTAATCCAGAAGCAACTCCGTGGTCTGTTCCAGAAAGTATGCCCTCGGGAGTGACAATACTTACATTCCGAAACAGGTATTCCAACCAATCGATAAGCGCATGGTCTTGCTTTTGAAACCAGTAACGAAGTAGATCAAACACTCCATGTACAATCTGCCCAGTAAGAGATCTATCGAAATGAGACATGTCCGAACTGATCCATGTCCGCTTGGGTCTAGATTTCAGCATGTGAGTAATTTGGAGTGCGATCCTAGCAGGTGTGCTCCAGGCAACATGCCTCGGTTGTTTTACCAGAGCTGAGAGTAAAGGCTGCTGTACCGATAACTCAGCTAGGATAGCAGCGTGACCGGCCATCCAGAGAGGCCTCCACTTAGAAGGATCTCCTATGCCGTTAGGCTGGCTGCGAACACCGAGGACACAAGGCCACAAGTATCCTTGCTCCCAACCACTTCGTTCTTGTGCTTCCGCATCACGTAAGTACTTTGGGTATTCTTCTTTATCGCTCGTGAAGTAGGGAAGCCCCCAGTTCGTTCCTTTTGGAGCGTTTTCAAACGCATTCTTTAAGCTACTCGCTCGTAGTGTACCGGATGGTAATATTGATGCCAGCTTTTGCCAAGCCTTCGAAAAGACGTCTTCGGGTATATCCCAAACTTTTGGTTCAAAGTAACCGTGAACCTTATCCTTTACTTGGTCATATGGAAGTCGGTAACTAAAGCTACCGAACTTCCTGGCCGCCGCCTCTTCTAGATTGTCAAA